CCACCTGATGAATCGAAATCGTGTTTACCTTGTAAAAGTTCTTGTTTGAAACTTGAACATATTGCTGATGATATTGCCATAATTTAATCTCCTATTAAGGTGACGTTGAAGGTATAGTTATTCTAACTGTGCCATCCGTATAATCATCTCGTTTACGTCTGCCAAGTTGTTCCATACCAAACTTGTCTAGTTCTTGTTTATACTTATTTTCGTATAGTGTCAACATATCTAAAGGGCCTTTTAAATACCCATATGCTTCACATAAACATGCATATAATAACCCATTTCCAAAGTATTGGCTTACATAAGTTGTAGTGTTTGATCCAGATAATCCCGTTGGAATAGCTTCATAATGAATTTTAAATACATATGTTGAATCAGGAGCAGGAGATAAAAATAGTCTTCCAGAAGTTGTATCTGTTACACCTGTTGCTCCACCAAACATTGCATAGTATTTAGGTGTTCCTCTAGCTGTTGATTCTGTTGATGGTTGATATTCTTGTAAATAAGATTCGTCTTTTTTTTCTAACCAAGTGTTAGCACCTGTAGCAGCAGATGTTGAAGTATATACTTGCACACCTTTAACAAATAAAGTTTTTGCTGGTACGTTAATTGTATTTTGACCTGTAACTAAATTACCTGTTGATTGTTTTTTATATGCATCAAGAGGTATGTCTCTTAATATTCTCATTTCAGCATTATCAATAAACTGATCAGTAATAGTAGATGTTAATACATTAGCATCTACTTCTGTGTAGTTTTGAATTGCTGTTGTTAATGTTGCGTATGTAAATCCTGCCATATTATAACTCTACATTTAATGGTCCTGCTTGACAACCATTTCCTCCGCCTGAATAAGTATCAAGCCAGGTAGCTCCTTGATCATTAGTTTTTAATTGATATCCATTATAATTAGTAACGGAAGAAGGTTGTCCTGCACTTGAAGAAGTTGTTGTATTTAAAGCAGTAACTATTCTTGCACCAATAATTTTTGCTCCAGCTGAGTGGCTACCTGCGATAGTATTTTTAGGAGTTGAACCTCTAAAAACTGCGTTTGTTCCTCTAGTCAAACCAGACAATGTTTTTGTCCCATTATTATAACCTGTGTATTGAATAATTTCATTTTGATAAGTACCTATTTTTAAAGCGTCTGAAGTATCTGATGAAGTTAAAACTTTTTCAATCATTAAAAAACCACCATTTAAATAAAAATCTAAATCAGGGTCAGTTACAACTAAAGAAGTAGCTGTAGCATTTATACCTACAGATAAAGTAGTTGTAAGCTCTGTGTTTTGAATAGGAATTGCAACACCTGATATGGACAAAGGGCTTTTAAGAGACATTAATCTTACATAGTCTCCAACTTGTATTCCACTATCGGGATGAGAAACACTATATACAGCTCCAATTCCACCTCCAGCATTTTCTGCTGTGAAAGGATTAGTAGGTAAAAAATCTGCTGTAGGTAATTCTGTTCTTGCAGGTTTTGCATTCTGTAAACCTTCAGGATCAGCGCCGTGTGCTCTTGGTTCTAATTGTGGCTGTTTAGGCTCAAACTCTGATATGTGAACTCTAGAGCCATTCCATTCTCTAACCATTTCTTTATATGGAAAAGCCATACCAGATCTGTCTGATATAAATTGTGCATGTTTACCTTTTGAAAAATTAGACATTTGGATAATAAGTTTTTGGTGTTATGTAAGAACTAGATGATGAGCCATCTTCCGCTAAAGCTCTTTGTAATTCATCTTCGTATAATAATTTCATGTTTTGAGTTAATTCTGGTTTGAATTTTTGCGATAAGTAATAAGCTAAACCTGATGCCATACATGGTACAAATCTATATGGAACATCTGTTGCATTAGTATAATTACCAACATCTTGTATTCTTTTTACATAATAATAGTTAATTGTATTACCTGCTTCTGTTGAACCAGGTGTTAAGTATAAAGTGATTGTAACTTTATCTATAAATCTTTGTACAAAGTATTGTGAAGGCGTTCCTTCAGATGTTTTATTTGAAAGACCTTGATATGTAGATCTGTTTATTTTTGTAAGAGGTGTATCAACACTTGAAGAGTTTCTGTAAACAGCTTCTAATATATCGTCAACACCATAAACAGCGGTAGCACTAGAAGTGCCATCATCTGTTGATCTAAACATTGTATATGTTGCTTGACCGTCAACTAATGTAATTGAATTATTTGCTACTTCCCAATAGTGAAGACCTCTGTTACCCCACTCTTGAAACATAATATTAAGAGAACGTCTGGCCATACGTAACTGATTACCAGATACACTTTGCATACCTATTCGTTCATAAGACTCTTCTATAATCTCATCTATAGCAAATGTCTTGTCGAACGTTGTCGTTCCTGAAGTAGTATTAGCCATTTAGTCTCCTTACTTGTCCAATATAATTGTAGCAACAGCGTTTGAAATTGCTGACACAGTCATACCGCCTTCAAACAAAATACCATCTTCTGCTAAATTATACGAAAAAACATCCCCAGCTGGAACATCTACTTGAAACTGTGTAACAGAATTACCGTCTTGTAAAGTTACTGAACCTGCTGATCCAGTTGAAGAAAGAATAATTCCTCTTAATCTTGTTCTACCTCCAAAGACTAATGTAGCATCTGTTTTTCTAATTGCTTTTACGTCTGATTTCATTATCCTGTGTATCCTATTGTTACAGAAGTTGTATTAGTTAAATCTAAATACACTCCATTTTTAAATCTTATACCAGAGCCAGGAACAAAAATATCACAACCCTCTGTTCCAAAACTTGATTGAAACTCTAAAGAACCTGTGCCATCTGATCCATCATGTAGTTTAACTGTAGAACTAGCTACTCCAGCAGCTTGAATATAAGTTACTCTACATGGTCCTAAATTTGTAGAACCACCTGTTATAGTTTTAAATCTACCATCTGCTGTTAACGTAGTAAATTTTTGATCGCTTGAAAATGATCCGCCGCCTGCCATAATTTATCTCCTTAAAAATTATGTGGGGCCGAAGCCCCACAGTAATTATTTATTATTGTGTGTCAGATGTTGAATCAATTCCAAAAATTTTAAGAACGATTACAGTATCTCCACCTGGAGCTCCAGAAACAACTAATTCAACTTCGTCTCCAGTTAATCCTGCTACACCTGGTGCAAAACCAGACATACCAAGTACACCATTACAACCTAAGAAACCTTTCCAACCAGTTGTATTAAGAGCTAAAGAAGCTCCGTCAACATAACCGTCTGTGTCAGCATCTGTTCCAATGTCAACTAAGTTAACAGCGTTAACTGCAGCTGTAGTTACTACAACACCAATTCCTAATGGAATAAAGTTTGTAGGAATCTGAATCGATGTTTCTTTTCCAGTAGTTGCACCATTAGCAACTGTAATAGTTGCAGTGAACTCTTTAAGACTCATCGTAGATGTAACAGCACCTGTTACTGTACTTTTATCAATTACTTCAAAACCGTTTTCCGATCTTACCGGTCCTGAAAATGTTGTGTTTGCCATGTTATATTCCTCCTAGAATACATAAATGTAGTCCCTAGGGATGTCGACCATACGCGTCTACATTTATTTTGTTTTATTAATGTATGGTGCGTAATTTATAGCTTAGTTTTGTGAGAAGTGCAAGAGAGCCTTAATAGAAAGTGCGATTTCAGCGATGTAGCGTTTTTTGTGTTACGTAGCTACAGAAACGTCAGGTGCAGCGTCTTCTATCTTATTAGTCTGTTGAGCAACTTGTGCTTCAGCTAATTTGATGTGACTGATGACTTGTCTAATTTTGTCATCAATTCTCACCATATCAAGAGTATATCTTTTCTCCTGATTATAGTGCTGCGACCATTCAAGTTCTAGTCCTCTTTTCTTCGTGTAGAGTTCCTGAACGTGTGTCATTTATAACCTCCTCATAGGTTAACCACATTTTAGATTTACTAGTAAATCCATCTTTTTCCCATACAATATCATTTTCTCCTAGTTTGTCAACTAGTGCATTTTCAAAAGCTTTATCATCATCTTCTGACACAAGATTGAAGTCAGCATGATAGCCATATGCTCTGATTTGTACTCGGAAAGTTTTCATGGGTTTTTTCTTTCTATCATAAAAAAAGGGCGGCTACAAGAGCCGCCCTTAATTATTCAGTTAATCTAGTGATTACGCACCAGGTGAACCGAAAATACCTCTAGGGTCTGAGAATCCGAAAGAATATCTCTCTCTAGCTTTGTATCTTACGTTACCTGTATCGAAGTCACCTTCCATAGCTGTCTTAATTGGAGATCTAACGAACATTTTTAATCCGTTAGGTACATCTGTCTTGATGAAGAACGCATCAGTGTCAGTTAAGTAGTTGTTCACTACATAACCTTGAGGAACCATCCCCATTGATACTACTGCGTTAATATCATTGTCAGCTGTTCCAACTCTACCTTGAGATTTCATCAATCTCTCAGCAGTAAATTGAAGCTCAGAAGGAATAATCATTTTTACTCCTCTTGCTGCAATTTTAAGACCTCTCTCATCAGTGAA